CCCAAGCGAGGGATGTTCTTTGTGGCTAGTGTCTCGGCAGCATCTTTGATGGTGCGAGGTGTCAAGTAGTATGTACCTGTCATAGAAGCACGTGATGTGCCTTCTGTGCCGTACGCATACCAGCTGTTAACAGCTGTGACGTTTGAGCGATCTTCACCGTAGATTGTTGAAGAAGCTGAGTAAAGTGTGTCGCGTGAAAGCTGATCAAGATAGACAGCCATGTTACGACCAAGAAGACGTGAAGCCGAAGCCATTACGTCATCGAATGAAGCATTGAGAAGAAGCTCTGAAACAGCAAGAGCATAACCATGCTCTGTTACTGTGATTGAGAACTGCTGTGCTGTCAATGCGTTTGTCTGCATACGAACACCTTCAACGAGAGGTGAAGCGAAGCCGAGGTTGTTGTAACGCATGAAGTTGATCTGAAGACCAGGAGCTACTCCTAGTTCAGTCTTCTTTACTGCGAATTGCTCAAAACGAAGGATTGGCATAGCCTGGAACAAAATTTCTTTTGACCAGATTGTTTGAATCGCTTGTGTGAGCTGTGTATTTGTGCCTGAATAGGCTGTTGGTGAGGCGGCGAGATTGCCGGTACCTGTGATACCTGATGCCATTTAGCTTTGACTCCTTATATAAGTGGGTTGGGTTGTGTTTAGCCGAGAAGACCTGAAGTTTTGCCACGAGCTCGATCGCTCATTAGCTTGTCTCGGTATTTAGCGTATTCGTTTACCGACATGGCCTGGATGTCCGCGGCCGTGAACTGACGTGATTCCATATTGCTTTCCAAAGGTCCAGCTGTTGGTGCATTTGTGCTAGCACCTCGCATGTCCTTGCGCGCATTCTGCATTGCAGACTGTGCGGATTCAAGAATTCGTTCTGAACGTGCTTTCAATCCTTCAACACTTGCTTGGATCTCATCGCGGGTATTGCCCTGAATAAGATCTAGAAGGTCTGGGATGATAGCGTCGCGTTCTTGTTCAACCAATTGCTGGCGATAAGCCTGCAAATCTGCAAACGTACGTTCCTTCTCCAGAAGAGCGAAGGCGTGTTCGCGTTCCTGACGCTCACGCTCCAACTGCTCTTGCAACTCACGTGTTTTAAGTTCTACAAGTCCCTTGGCGTCAAGGTCCTCTTCGAGCTTAGCACGTTGCTTGGCTTCAAGAGCTGCAGCTTCTGCTGCTGCTTCTTCTGCCTGACGAGCTGCTTTTTCTTCTTTTTCCTTTGTTAGAGAAGAGACAGCTTCCTTCAATCTTTCGATCTCTGGGTAAAGCTTGTCCTTTTCCTGAGAACGAACACGAGCTAGATCTTCTTCAGTATAAAACTTAGAAGCCTTAGTCGAGTTGCTCTCTAGTCCAATTGTTGTAGCAGCAGGCGCGTCAACGCCCGACACATTTACGACTGGAGCGACGTTAGCTTCCGCTTCAAAAGCGGTTGCCATTTGTTGTGCAGTATCCATGCTTATATCCTTTTGTCCTAGGGGTCGTTGTCCGATGTGAGAGCGCGTATGACCTAACGTGTATTCTTATTTTGACGTTCACCTACGAGATTGTCAGCGTAAATAGCTTTATTTCTCGTAGCCTTCTGGCACCCTTCGTTGAGGAAGTTTTGTACCATAAGCATTAACTACCAGCTTCTCACGGAGACCTTGCTCTCCTAGTTGAGCTGCGATGGTTGCGTCATCCATTACTACTGGAGACGATGGGGTGTTAGGGATCTCTTCACCGTTAGGGCCCTGTGAGGTCATAGGTTGAGACCCACCCGCTTCACCACCAGGAATAGCGCCAGTAATGGCTGCGATATCCTGATCGATCTGGGTTTGGATAAGCTTGAGTGCGCCATCTGCAATGGCGTCGTCTTGAAGCTCTTGACGAATTTCTGTGAGCTTCTCTGTTGGGAACTCTTCGCCTAGAAGACGCAAAGCGCCTTCTTTAGACTCTAGTCCTAGAGAAAGCTTGGTTTGGATCTCATTGAGAGCGATAAGCTTGTCAAGAGGAAGAGGTTGTGGGAAGTTAACGTAAGACTGGTAGGTAATTGGGTCATTAAAGTCAAGTTGAGCTAGCTGTCCTTGTTTTAAAGGAACTGTGCTTGAGTTTGGATCCCAAGTAAAGATCTCAGGCTCTTTTAGAGCAAGGTTAAGGAGAACAAGCTCATTAACGCGCTGAATACCATGCGCGTACTGAATAATCTTTTGGTGGTAGCGGTTCATCAAAGGCTGGAATTGAATGCTAAGAGCAACACCAGAAGTGTTAGAGATAGGTTGAGCTTGTCCTAGAGCAGTCTCTGGAACACCGACCATTTCATGCATAGACTTCTTAAGAAGCGCCATGAACTCCATAGCACCCTTTAGTCCTTGCGCGCCACCTTCAAGATTTTCGACTCTAGCGTCCTTTGGAAGTCCGCCCCAGACCTTGTTTGCTCCCTTTTCAAGTTGGGATGCTTTTGCTCCAATGATAACTGTAACTGGTGCAGCATGGTAATTAACAATGTCGGCAATATCAGTAGCAGTCTCATTATAAGAACGATTGATGCTGATAATGTCATTGCAATCAGACAGACCCCAAGGACTACCGCTAATACGAACATTTGGAATATGAATAACAGGAATAACGCCAAGCGGATTAGGGCGCGAGTCAATAAGTTCATCATTGATGTATTCCTCGATTACGTCATCTGTCAATATCTCGGTGTAAGTAAAGACCTGACGTGTTCCTTCTAGTGATGTGCCCCAGAAACGATACTTGAGCTTGAAACGAATCAAGCGTTCGCGGTCGTGTGGGTGAAACTCTGGGAAAGCAAACGACGAGTTCAGGGGAAGAATGCGAACTCTGCCTGGATGCTTGCGTCCAGCGGGGTCTGTGTAACCCTCTTCATAAGCTACCTTAATGAAGCAGTCTCCTGAGACTGCGCCTTGCTGACCAATTTCCCAAAGAACTGTGGCCTTGTTATTATCTACTTCCCAGGCTCTTTCAAGAATATCTGGGATAATTGCTTCTGTTTCCTTAGGAGAGCGGAAGTTAACGCCCTTACCAAAGGTAAAGTTAATGATGAAATCTGTAAATGCGCGGTAGTAGTTAAGCGCCATTTGAGTTTCGCCTGTTTGACGGCGATAAGACCAGTGATGGCCTAGGTACATAGCCCAGTTAAGGCTGTAACGGTTTAGGCGAGGACCGTGAACTTCAAACTCTTCGTCCGCCAGCTCTACAAGCCCAAGCGGGGAAATCGAGATGGTTAGATCAGAAGACGCTGCACGATAACTCGGAGGCGAGAAATCAATTGCGCTCACCAATCACCTCTTTCCCTGGGGTAACTATAGGTTACTACTAATTGTCGATAAATACTTAAAGCGACACGCTTATCTAAAGCGCTCCCCGCGAATAAGGTTTTTACCAATGTTCTTACTTACCTTTGCTTTTTGCTCTTCTTTTTGCTTATCGCGCTTCTCTTGTACGTAATCGCGGAAGCGAGGATCAACATCTTTTTTAGATGGAACAAATCTTCCACCGAGTTGCTCGTAGTGGGAGTGTACCCAGTGAGCTGCTGCGGGAGATGGGTAGGTACGGAACTTAGACCGCGCTTGCGCAGTCAACATGTTCCAGAGTTTTGGATTAGCTGGCTCTTGTTTAGGAGCCTTCTTAACTTCTTTACCTGCGATGAGTGCCATAAGATGTCCTTAGGAAGTGACCCGCCTGGTGCGCATTGTTAAGAGGCGTGGCGGGTACTGTGTCCTTTAGATTAGTCCTGAACTACTGCAGCGTTAGCAGACTTTTGGTTTGCTCCGTTACGAATAACTTCTTCGATACGGTTGTCACCATGGTCAGCAAAACCACCAGCAGCAAACTCAGTTAGATGTGCTGGAGCTTCTACCCAAGCAGCAGAACCGACGTGTGCGCGTTCGCGCATTGTCTCTTCTGGAAGCTTTTCAAATACGTTCTGGTTACGGTTTGGGCGGCTTGGAGCAGGAACATATCCCTGCATAGCTCCCTTAGAGAACTCGTTTGGAACGTCTGTATCTGTTGCGATGCCTTCTTCAAAACGAAGTGGTCCGCGTTGTCCTGGAGTTGCAGGAGAGACCTTGCGGTCATAGATGTTCGCTGCGCGCTCTGGGAACTTTGGATCTGGTGCAATTGCCATTGTATGACTCCTTATAGGTTGAGGTACCTCATAGAAAAGTGTGATACATATACTCTCTATAGTCAGGCTAAAGTCGTATTTATCTGTAGAACGGTGAAGAACTTACTTCTACGGAAGGCATTGTTAAGTCCATGGTTAGAGAGACCGCAATAGCTAAGCTGTCAGCAAAGTCGTCATGAGCATGGGCTTCCTCCGGAGCTTTAGCCAAAAAGTTAGGTCCAGTAAACTTAGTCTCTAGATCTGTCATCTGTTGGTAAAAGCGTTTCCAAGTTCTAAGGCGGCGCGTTTTAGCATGGGCAGGCCACCCAATCATGCGGCGGTCAATAAGAGCTTTAAGATGCTTCCAACGCTTAGACTGCTCAGGTTGGCTACTGCCTACAGATAAGACCTCAGCTCGGGGAAGAAGTATCTTTAACCGCTGAGCTACTGCGTCACCCACACCGTTTGCGTCTACTCCTACAGCAAGTACATCGTAGCTCTGTAAGAAGGTAACTATCTGGAAGTACTGGTCTTCCCAGTCATCTCCCTGTATCTCTAGCCAGTTAAGGATTCGATGGTCAAAGTACCCAAACTCATCTGGACGATCCCAGTCAACCCATACAACAGTGACAACAGTTGAGTCCATCTTACGAGCAGGGTCAATCCCCACAACAACTGGAGAACGGTGCCAAGCTTTAACAACTTCTTGTGAAGTGTCTCCAAGCTCATCCATAATGGTAGATGTTACGAACATGCCGCGCTCTAGAAGCCAAGTGCAGTTGTATGCCATTTGAAATTCGTCAGAGTCCTCGCCAATACGTAGCATCTCTTTTTTGATGTACTTGCCGTAGTTAGGGCTTACTTTTGACACGTCCTTGTAATCCCACTGAAAGTGGTTCTGTCTAGCCTTAGCACCTGTCTGACGACGCTTGTTAAGCTGAATAGCACGGTAAAAATTATTCTTATGGGTGGTCGGTGTTCCGGTTTTAATCATAGTTCCGTTGTAAGCAGCCAACATAGGGGAAATAGACTTTGAGACGATAAAATCGTCAGCCTCTTGGCACTCATCAATAACTACTAAGTGAAATGACTCAGATTCAATCTTAGCTCGTGGGTTAGCGGTCATCATAATAATGCTACTGCCTGAGTTTTTTAATTTGATCTGTCGTTTTACGCCTGACACCTTGCTAAGGCTGTCATCAATCTCAGGATCACCAAGTATCTCTAGAGCACGCTCAGATGTAAGTCTATTTACAGTACGTCCAAATAGAGTTTCTGCCTGGGTCTCAACTGGAGCAAACATACCTACCCAAAGACCTTTTTTGAACTTACCTAGTAGGTCTGGGTACATCTTAGCTAATCTTGGAAGTAGAACCATCAAAGTAGCTACTGTGTTAGCGATTGTCTCTGACTTACCTGACTGACGTGCGGCAAGGGCTGTAATCTCCTCGCCATCACCGATGATTACGGATTCAATAATGCGTCTAGCTAGAGGTAATTGATAAGGTCTAAGCGCGTGCTCTTCTTCTTCATCTACGCCTACAAGAGCGTCCATGAATTGAATGCAGCGGTCTACCAGACGACCTACAAACTCTTTTGATAGCTCGTCGAGTTCCTCTACTTCATCTTCAATAATTGCTTCTTCAGCGTTATCTTCGGAGTAGAACTCGTCTTCGTCTTCTTCTAATAAGTGTTCCATATTCGCCTTATTTTAGACTGAAACAAAAAGCCTGGGTGGTTAAACCCAGGCTATCTGATGCCACCACGGGGAGAGGAAGAGAGGCGGTATTAGTGTATCATAAATGTCGATAAATACATTTATCGGCGTGTCATGCGAACGTGCAGAGCGTCAACTACAGCATGAAGAGCTTCTGCTCCTGCTAATGCCTCATCCAAATAAACTTGTTCACGACTCTTCTGATAAAGAGATAAGCAGCGGCCTACATCGTAAATAGCGTTGTCCATCCACATCTCTAGCTCCCCTGTTGGGATTCTAGAAACGCGCTTAGCTACCTTCTCAGTAAAAGGCTTATTCCATACTTCTTTAGACTTCCCGAACACGAGCAGCCCCTTTCTCATCGACCCTAGCTCTCATAGCTTTCATAAGTAGCTCATCGATAGCTTCATCGTCATCTGGGTGGATATTAGGGTTATGCGTAAATAGACCTACATATAAAGCTGTGTGGGTGAATGGTGCACGAAACACCAAGCACTTACCTTCTCTAAATGGGTGCTCTGTCTCGTTTGTAGTGCCCACTTCAACTATAGGAAGGGGTTTACGATGCCAGTACTTAAGTTGTCCGCCGTATAGTGGTCCGTATGTTTTCACCTAGTTCTCCTTAAAGAAATCCTCTGACTTCCAGTTTCTTAAGTCACCCTTTTGAATAGAAGATGCTTTAGAAGATGAATCGCTTACTCGGGCAAGTGTACCAGCAGATATATTCATCAGTTGCGCCGGGCCGTGAGAAGAACACTCCTCCTCCAGTTTAGGAAGGTACGAGCTGGTGGAGTTGCTCCTTTTAAGACCAAGCCACGTATCTGTACCAATGTCGTTATACTCCCACCAAGTGTTGTCTCTAAAGACTATATAAACAGTCTTAGTTGTTGGGTTATATGCGATAGTCCAAGCGCGTGGTCTGGCGGGGTTACGGGTAGGGGCGGTAAGTGTTTCTACGCCAGCATCTGCAACCTCAACACCGTGAGCACGCATAGAGTCTTCAAGCCCTGCTGCCATCAAATCTTTAAGACTAGGCTTAGGCATTATTCCTCACAAACGTGGTGTTCTGTTTCGTTTTCCATAACTCTAGCAAAACAACTGCCACAACGCATTACTTTAGGGGGTTTAAAGTTGTTTTGAACAGTACCGCCCAAAGCCATGTTCCCACCGTACTCTGAGTCGTCTATGTTATCGTAGATAATCTCAGGCTCGTCAAAGAGTTCTCTTGGAAAAGGCCCTCTTGGGTTAACCATGTGGTCTGGTACTGGGTGAACCTGCTTAGCTTGGTGTCTAATTACTCTCACTTGGTGTGGCCTCTTCGGTAGGCACAGCAGTAGACTTAACAACAGGTTTCTTTTTAATGATCTTTTCTGTCTCTGCCTTAATAGGCTGAACTAGTGGGAAATGGCCAGCGTTAGCTCGCACATGAAGCCACTGAGGTAGGCACTTTACACAATAGTTTGCGGGACTTACTCCCGGATCGGCGTGGGTGTAGACCGCATCGTTAGAACAGTTATCGCACTTCATTAGTCCTCCTAGTTAAGGCATCAGTATAGCAAAAGAGCGCCCCGTAGGGCGCCCTTCTGTGGTAATTACTTACTTAGTTGTTGGTGCGTTTGCTTCAATAGCGGCCTTAGCGACAGCCTTTTGAGCATCTGCTACCGCTGCTGTTGCTACTGATGTAAGAGCGGCGGTTGTTGTTGCGTCTAGGTGCTCCTGT